CAATACATCTCAGAAGCCAACACCATGGGTGGTAATTTTACTACTGGTCAAGTTGGTTCCGCAGGTAATCTTGCTGGTTACGATCCAATCCTTATCAGCTTGGTTCGTCGTAGCATGCCAAACTTGATGGCTTATGACATTGCAGGCGTTCAGCCGATGAGTGCTCCTACGGGCCTTATCTTTGCAATGCGCAGCCGTTATGACGGTACTACTCTTGGCGGAGAAGCTCTCTTCCAAGAACCATACGCAGCATTCTCTGGTTCAGGTAACGGTGCTACTGGTGCCGCTTCTGGTGTTACAGGTGCTTGCCAAGGCGTAGATCCTTCTTACGGTGGCACAGGTTCACAAGCTGGTGGTAGTGTACTTCGTGCTGACGGTTTAACCTTTGGTATTCGCAACGCTTCATTTAACATGGGTGCCTTTAGAGGCATGTTAACGGGAGAAGGCGAATCTCTTGGTGGCTCTGGTGCTAGCAAGGTTTTCCGAGAAATGGGTTTCAGCATTGAACGTATCGCTGTCGAAGCAAAGACACGTGCTCTCAAGGCAGAATACACAACTGAATTGGCTCAAGACTTGAAGGCTGTTCACGGCTTAGACGCTGAGAGCGAACTTGCTAATATTCTTAGCACTGAAATTCTCAACGAAATCAATCGTGAATTGATCTACACTCTTTATCGTGTAGCCAAGACTGGTTGTGGTCAAGGTGATCTTTCTACTGCTGGTGTTTACGATCTCAATACGGATTCAGATGGTCGCTGGAGCGCAGAACGCTTCCGTGGTCTGATGTTCCAAATTGAACGTGAAGCCAACGTCATTGCAAAGGAAACTCGTCGTGGTAAGGGTAACTTTATTGTTTGCTCTTCAGACGTTGCTTCTGCTCTTGCAATGGGTGGTTTCCTTAATGTCAGCCCAGCACTAAACGTGCAACTTGAAGTTGATGATACTGGCAATACGTTTGCTGGTATTCTTAACGGCAAGTTCAAGGTTTACATCGATCCTTATGCCAAGACCAATGCCAACTTCGTAATGGTTGGTTATCGTGGAGCAAGTCCATACGATGCTGGCGTGTTCTACTGCCCATACGTTCCTCTCCAAATGGTGAGAGCCGTTGATCAGTCAACATTCCAACCAAAGATTGGATTTAAGACTCGTTACGGTATGGTTCAAAATCCTTTTGCTGATAATGCAGCGGGTATTGATACTGTTGGTTCAAATCAGTACTATCGTATCTTTGCAGTAAGTAACTTGCATGGTAACACAGGTTTCGGACTTTAATCCAAAACTTAAGTAAATAACGAATATGGGGAGGCCTTAAAAAGCCTCCCCTTTTTGTTATATAAATACTATATGGCAACAATCCCAGCAACACATAATGCACTTATAGTCAATTATTTTCAATTTGTTTTGGATAGAGTTCCTAATATGTCATATTTTTGTCAAAGTGCAAACCTTCCAGGAATAGCATTTGGATCAGCAGAACAACCAACTGTTTTGGGTCATCCAGTCAAAGTTCCTACAGGAGCATTTCGGTTTGAAGATCTTGAACTGACTTTTCGTGTTGACGAGAATTTAACAAATTGGAGAGAGATACATAACTGGATTAAAAGTATTGGAAATTATGATTCTGATGAAGACACTCTTCCGTATGATAAAAAAACATCAGATGCTGATTTGTCGATAACCAACAGTTCTTATCGTCCAAAAATTAATATACATTTCAAGCACGTATTTCCCATTTCTTTAAGTGGTTTAAATTTTAATACTACTGCTATAGACTCTATGGAAATGACTGCTACTGTAAAATTTGCATTTACTGGTTATGAAATTAAAAATTTAGTTACTCCTTAATAACAGGAATTTATATTATGAATTTAAATGATATTAAAAATATGGTTAAAACTGACCTGAGTATTGATCAAACTGTTTTAGATACGGAATCTAGTAGAACTCCACAACTCCATAATAAATATTTGGTTTTATTTATGGACGAACGTTTAAAATTAAAACGTATAGAAAATGAATTATTAGTTTTACGAAGAAATAAATGGTTATACTATACTGGTCGTATGAGTAAAGAAGAACTTACACAATTTGGATGGGAACCATTCGAATTAAATGTACTAAAAACAGAATCTAATGATCTGATAGACTCTGATAATGATTACATTAAAATGTCTGAAAAAACAGATTTTCAAAAAGAAATTGTTCTTTATCTAGAAGGTGTTGTTAAAATAGTTCAGAACCGTCAATGGCAAATAAGAGCGATGATAGACTGGATCAAGTTTACTCAAGGAGCTTAATGGCAGATTTAGATATTACACAACCAGATGCAGTTATGGTCAAGGTTGATTGTGATCGGTCTTTAGCCAAAGAACTAAATTCCTACTTTACTTTCACTATGCCTAATTTCAAGTATACTCCAGCCTATAAGAATAAAATTTGGGATGGTAAAATACGTCTTTTTAATCTATTTACCCAGTCCATGTACGCTGGACTAGTAGAACCTTTGATCAAGTTTGCCAAGGATAGAGGGTATTCCTACTCCTTTACTCCAAGAACGTACCAGAAACCATCTAATGCCCTTATAAGCGATTTTATAGAGAACCTACCCATCCAGGCTAACGGCTCCACAATCAAACCCCACGATTACCAGGTTGAAGCCGTCCTACACAGCCTGGGGCATTCTAGGGCCCTTCTCGTGAGTCCTACAGGCAGCGGTAAGTCTCTAATCCTGTATCTTTTGTGTCGTTGGATACTAGAAACTCATAATACAGGTAAATTGCTCATAATCGTTCCCACCACCAGTCTAGTTTCCCAGATGTTGGCAGATTTCCGAGAATACGCCAAATTAGACACTTGGAAGGCGGATCGTAACATTCATACGATTATGGCAGGCAAGGATAAGGATACAAATAAACGTATCATTATATCTACATGGCAAAGCATCTATAAACAACCAGAAACTTGGTTTAATGACTTTGTGGGTGTGTTTGGAGACGAGTGTCATTTATTTTCCGCTAAATCCCTAACTGGTATTCTAACTAAAGCTAAGAATACAGATTATCGAATAGGTACTACTGGAACCCTAAGCGGAATGCAAATTCATCAGTTTGTTATTGAAGGCTTATTCGGACCTGTTTATAACACCACAACCACTAAAAAGTTAATTGATAAAGACCTATTGTCTAGTATTAATATTGATTGTTTAACACTACAATATACTCCAGAAGAAATCCAGAAAACAAAACGAATGGAATATCAGGACGAGATTCGATTTGTGGTTACTCATAAAGGACGAAATAAATTTATTAAAAATTTATGTAACAGTCTAACAGGTAATACTCTAGTTCTTTTTAATTTTGTGGAACTTCAAGGAAAGCCATTATACGAGTTGATAGTAAACGATTCCGATAAATCTATTTATTTTATTCACGGAGAAACTGATGTGGAAACTCGTGAAGAGATACGAAAAATTGTAGATAAAGGAACAGATTCTATTTTAATTGCTTCTTACGGAACTTGTTCTACAGGAATTAATATACGAAATATTAATAATATTGTGTTTGCTTCTCCTTCAAAGTCTGTTATTCGTGTACTACAGTCTATTGGACGAGGTTTGCGTAAAACAGAAACAAAATCTAAAATGAAATTGTTTGATATTGCAGATGATCTGTCTTATAAGAGTTACGAGAACCACGGAATGAAACATCTAGAACAACGATTTAAAATATATACTAGTGAAGGATTTCCTTTTAAGATTGTTCCTATTCAGTTGCCCAAGGAGACTAATGATGAGAACCCCCTATAAATTAATTAAGATGATGTCTGGTGAAGAATTAATTGCTACTATTCGTAAAGGCAGAAATGGTAGACTTATACTAACCAGACCTATGATGTTTGAGTCTACACTATCTGCTGATATGATGGGCAGAGTAAAGGAAATATTTACCTTAAGAAACTGGATTATTCTTTCTTCTGATACCACGGTAACTATTTCAGAAGCATCTGTAGTTTCTATTAGTACACCTAGCAATGATATTGAACTTTTATACGATGCAGAAAAAGGTAAAGAAGATGCTCAAAAACTTAATCCTAAGTCATTAAAGCCACCAACAACAAAACTTCCATCAGTAATGGATTTATTTGGTGATCTTCCAGAAATTCCTACAGATTATCCACACAAATTAACAACTCCTATTTCTAAAAAAGAAGAAGATGCTTTATTTAAAAAAATGGATCAAATGATGAAAGATATTGGAATGGATTTTAATACAGAAAAACCAAAGAAAAACCTTGCAAAACCTGATTTTGATGATACAATAGTGTATATGAATTTAGTTTTTTCACCCAATGTTCTTCTTAAACTTTTAAAGAATGGAATGCTCAAGCGTTCCGATCTGGGTAAAATAATAAATGAATTAACTGATGGTAATGGTGAAGGTATGAGCGTTGATAAATTTACAAGTAAGAATAAGAAAAAAGAAGACTTTGGTAATAAGTGGACTGATTGGAATCCAGATCCAAAGTCTAATGATTATCAGTAATATCTAATATTATTTGATTCTCTATTTTCTCATTCATACCAGACACACAAGTATACACGA